AAGAATTACAAAATGAACTATGGATTTAACGATCTTTGGCCAACAACAGTTTTAAAAGATAATATTGAAGATAAAAATTTATTAGAGGATATTACTAATTATACTTTAGTTGAATATGGTCAAAACAACAAAGTATCAGCTGATGTATTAGATAAAAATTTATTTGATGATCCTTATTATAATAAATTTAAATACAATGTTGTTATACCTTCTTTTGAAAAATATTTACAAAGATGTGTTGGCATTTCTTTAAAAGATAAAAATTATAAACTAAGATCATGGTTAACAGGTTATGGTGTTTCTTATGCTATGCCTAAACATAACCATTCAGGTTCTCAGTTAAGTGCCGTATTTTATTTACTATCAGAAGATAAACATTTAGGAGGATCTTTGGTTATAAATGATCCTAGATTTAACGCAAATAGAGGTTATGATTCTAATTTTAAACATTGGTTTGAAAAACAAATTTTCATTCCTAAAACAGGCGACATTTTAATTTTTCCTAGTTTTACCTATCATAGTGTAGATACTTATTATGGTAAATTGAGACTAGCAATGCCTGTTGATTTATTTTTATATAACAATGAATAATATAACAGTTTCTATAAATCCAAGTTATTTTTGTAATTTTGGATGTAACTTTTGTTATCTTACACCAGATCAATTAAAAGATCAAAAAAAAATACCACTTACAATACTCGATAAAAGATTAGAGGAAATTAGTAGAATCAGAAACATAGAATGGATTGATTTATACGGTGGCGAAATAGGAGCATTAAAAAAAGATTATTTTTATGGATTGAAAGATGTTATAAGAAAACATTATAAAGATAAAATTAATATAATAACTAATTATTCTATGTTACATGAAGGATTTTTTGAAAATGATTTTTATTTAAGTGTTAGTTACGATTTTGAAGCTAGAGAAAAATCTGATTTGGTTTATAATAATATGTTTCAAAGTCCTGTACCTATTGCTGTGTTAATATTAGCTAGTGAAAAGGTATTGGAAATGGATATAGACGAAATGATAAACAAATTAAATCTATGTTCTAGTATTGAAAGTGTGGAAATAAAACCATATTCAATAAATCAGGCTAATTCACAAAAAGTTAGTCATAGAGATTTTGAATTGTTTATTCAAAAATGGATTGAAAGTGGTGTAATAAAAAAATTTGATTTTATAAACGAAGGTAAAATAATTAAAAGTTTAAATAAAGAATATAACGCATTTTCAAACAATCATGTTTATATAACACCAAGTGGCAATTTTGCTGTATTGGAATTTGATAAAAACGATAAAGAATATTTTTTAGAATTAAGTTCTTTAAAGGAATATGTAAAATGGGCAGAACAAGAACCTATTAATAATGTTTCTGATATATGTAGAAAATGTAAATACTATGGTCATTGTTTAACAGAACACTATCGTTATGTAAAGGACTTAAATAATAGTTGTAACGGATATAAAGGATTATTGGAGTATTATGGAAAAAGAATGGAAAATTAGACAAGCTTTATATCACAAATTAAATGGTGATTATACTGACGATTTAAAAAAAGTAAAAATAGAAATTAATAAAAACATAGTTGAAAATGCTGTGAGATATTTTTATAATACTGATATGCCTTTCATATATCCTTCAAAGAGTTATGTGGTGGCTATCTGTTACGCTTACTGGTTATCAAAAGATTTTGGTGAAGATTTTTATGAGTTATTAAGCGATAAAGATTTACTTTATGGTAACGATCCATATTTTAAAACATATGAAGAAGATACTAAAACATATGATGAAATACTAAAAAAGATTACACCATTTAATGAAAATAAAGGTATAGTTCCTGACATAAAGAATTATTACATGGCTGAATTTTTTATATAAATAATAAGTATAACATAAAGGTGAATGATATGACAATTAATATAAATGGTAAAGATTATGACGAAACTAAGTTTGAAGAAATATTAAAAAATTACATTATAGCAAGACAAGAAATACAAAACAGTAGAGCTAGATTTGTTATGGAACTTGAAAAGATTGATGTTCTTACAAGTTACTATAATGGTAAAATTAACGAAGAATTAAAAAAAATTAAATAAATGGCAGGAATAGCAAACTTATCAATAGACGCCGGTGCTACATTTACAAGTGATGTGTTAGTACAGAATGACGATGGTACTGCTTTTGATTTAACAGGATATACAGCTCAAGGTAAAATGTCCAAAGGATATTCTAATACCTATGAAAGAGTATATTTTGATATTACTATTTACACAGCAGACGGTACAGTAACTATTGCTTTAGATCCAGTTACAACTGCTCAGTTAGAAGATGGCCGTTGGGTGTATGATGTAGAGATAACTAATATTGCTGATAGTACTGTAACTCGTGTTGTTGAAGGTATTATTACTGTTTATCCTGGAGTAGTTTCTCCTTATACTTCTTAATCAAAAAATTTATTTGTAGGTATTTTTATTTAAATATTGTTTTTTGAAAAATGATAATCACCATCTGGACCATTATCACAAAAAGGTCCTGAAATTAATTTAAAACCTAAATCTTCAACATATTTAATTACTACATCTCTTAACGGTGCGCCTTTGTTATATTCTACTATTTGTAATTCTAATATCAAATCTTTACAATTTTTTAAAGCTTGTTTAGATCCTTTTAAAACATCTAATTCAGCACCTTGTACATCTATTTTTATTAAATCTGGCATAGGCAGGTTTTTTGAACTTATAATACTATCTAAAGTTTTAGTTTTATACAATTTTTTATTACTTTCATTATATAACTTAGTAGATTCAGGATTTATTTGTTCATTCTCTTTGTAATAACTATTTCCACCAGGATGATAATTGTTTTGATAAAAATTAACTTCTTTGTCATTTCTATCACTTAATACACCAATATGATATTGTAAATTGTTTTCTTTATATAAAAATTCACATTCAGGCATTGCTTCAAAAACAACGTACTTCGCATTTGTCCATATTGTTTTAGCTTCATTTGTCCAATGTAAAACAGAAGCTCCTATATCATAAATTACTTTTGGTGATATATTTAAACTCTTTAAATAATTTACATGTGTTTGAGGTAACAATCTTTTAGTTGATAAATCTTTTAATCTATCAGGTATGTTATTTTCATCTTTTTTTAAGGTTAATGTATTAGGTGTACTTTCTACTTTAAAAATTGTATTACCTATATGTTCACAATGTACTGTTGTATCAGCAAATATTTCAAAACCTTTTGTTTTAACTTTTCTACAAAAATCAACATCTTCTGATATTGTATTTCTATGATCTATTGCTGAATGATAAACGAAATGAGGATAAGGTATTGATCTAAAAACTTCTCCTTTAATTAATACGCAGCCCATACCACAAGCTATCAATTCTACTAATGGAATATCCTTTATTTTTTCAAATGGTATATTTGAACAACCACCTCTATCATTAGGTTCATAAACTTCTAATATATGTTCGTTTTGTTTTCTTTGTATATAAAGGCCAGATACCATATCTTTATTATGACTTAAAAGTTTTTTAAGTGTATCTGGTGTAAATGAAATATCACTATCAACAGAAAACAAATAATCATAATGAGTAGCCCAACTTGCTATTAAATTCCTTATTTGATCTATTTGATAACCAAAGAAAAATTGTAATTCTGTAGTATAACCTTCAGGTATTTCAAGATCATAAATGGCCTTCATTGTTTTCGTTTCAACGTATTTGTTTGTTGGTATGGCGATTAATATCTTTTTCATTGTGTTAATATCCTGTTTGCGTTTTTAGTTTGTTCTTCAGCATTTACTTTATAATCATTTAAAGGGTGAGTGTCATTATAGTTGTAAACAATGTCTTGTACAACTTTGATTTTTTCAGGTTGACATTTTTCTATAAGAGTATAAAAAATAGAACCATCTCCTCCTGCTTTATACCAATTTCCTTTTTCATCTTTAAACATATTCTCATTTACATTATTTAAAAGATACGCTTTAAATGTTCTTAAATGAGTGTAAGGCATATTCCAATTAAATTTGTATTGTCTATATTTCTTTTCTTTTTTAATTTGTTCTGGATAAGGTTGAGATACTAAAGGTATCTTATCTACCATAGACCAACAAGAGCCGTAAGTAAACTCGGTTGTGCCATCATAAAGATTATTGTAAAAATGAAATATTTGATTATCGTTTACTAAAGAATCATCTCCATCTAAGAACATTACAATATCATCACGTTCACAAAAATTGTTTATTGATTCTATTTGATTTCTTACAGCACCTTTATTTTCTGTATTTCGTATCACTTTAATCTTATCACTTTCATATTTTTTAACCAACTCATAAGTATTATCTGTAGAATAATCATCAATAACTACCATTAAATAATTATCATAGTCTTGTGTTATAACAGATTCGATACATCTCTCAATATATTTAGAAGCATTAAATGTAGGACAAATTATAACCAACTTTTGTTGTGTATTTCTTGGTAAATAATTTTCTTCGTAATTGTTAAATCTTCTACCAAATACTTTTCTAACCCTAGAATTAATATGACTAACTTGTTTGTATTCTTCTTTAGAAAGATATTCTCCTAATTTTTTATAGATATGTTGTTTCCATTGTAAAGCGATTGAATCCCAACCTACAATACCTTTTATAATATTACAAAAATACATCTTTTGTTGATGTAAATATCTATTAACATTAGCCTGTAAAACCATATTTACAAATTTATTTTCTTGTTCTTTTTTATCAATAAACCTAAAAAGACTATTTGGTTCTATTGCGTAATCCATTAAGTAACAGGCCTGCTCAACAGCTGTTTCTTCTAAAGCTCCAAAACGAGTTGTAATTAAAGGAGTGTTATAAGCCAAAGATTCTAAAGTTGAAATGCCAAATGTTTCAGGAAAGGCACCAGGAAATAACATAAAGCTGGCCTTTGCCATTAATTCTGCTATTTCAGATTGTTTAATAATTCCTGTAAATTCAATATCTAACTTTTTATATTTTTCATCAACAACTAATTGTCTCCATTTTTTTTCTTGTTCATCAGGAGCAGCGTTTTCTCTAAATCTATAATACCCACCAATTACTTTTAATTTAGCTTGAGGTATTTGTTGTTTAATTCTTTCCCACATATTTTCAACTAAAGGCAACATACCTTTTGTAACAGAAGCATTGTAAACATATAAATGAGGATCTTTTTGTTTTATATCTATTTCATCTTTATAAAGCACAATACCATTACGTGTCATAAACATATGAGATTTTAACACCTCAAAATTTCTTCTTTTACCATGATCACACGTAGTTACATAGGAAGTATGAAAATCTGAAAGAGTAAATATTTCATCTATATCTTTGTGTACAATCATATCTTCTAGTAGATGATCTCCTTTAGCAAAAGTGTCGTGCATCCACATTGCTTTTAATTTAGCATTTTGTTTTATTTTAGAATATCTTTGAGGTTTAAAATTTTCAAATTGACTGTATAAATGAGGTGGTAAAAATGGTACTACTGTTCTGGAAGATATAACCACATCAAAATTAAAGTCGTTTTTATAATCTAATATAGTATGATCTATATATTGAACATTATCAAATGTTCCTTCTTTTGATTCTTTATCTATACAATTATTAAATACAGTTACTTTAAAATTCTTTTTAGCAAGTTCTTTAGCAAGTAAAATAACAGCGGATTCTGAGCCTCCTAAACCTCTTTTGTTTAAGGTATCGCCGTCATAAGTCAATCCAATAATGTCAATAATTGCTATAGAAATCATTTATTATAAAGTTAAAATTATTTATAAATATACTATAACATAATATGATTGCTTTGTCAATCTAAAGAATTAAAAAAAATAAATGCCAGTAATTAAAGGTCCCACACAACAAGTAAGAGTTACATTACCATCTAAAGGTGGGCCAGGTTATACAGGTTCACAAGGGCCTATAGGTTATACAGGATCTGCAGGAGGAGGTGGTGGAGGGTATACTGGTTCTCAAGGTTATACTGGAAGTTTAGGTTACACAGGATCAGCAGGCGCTGGTTATACAGGTTCAGCAGGTTCAACAGGATTTACCGGTTCATCAGGCAGTCTGGGTTACACAGGATCAGCAGGTGTTGGTTTTACAGGATCAGCCGGTGTTGGTTTCACAGGATCAGCAGGTGTTGGTTTCACAGGATCAGCCGGTATTGGTTTCACAGGATCAGCAGGTTCAACAGGATTTACCGGTTCAGCAGGCTCAACAGGATTTACCGGTTCAGTAGGAGTTGGTTATACAGGTTCTTTAGGATATACAGGATCGGCTGGAGTTGGTTACGCAGGATCAAAAGGTGATCAAGGTTCACAAGGTTACACAGGATCAGCAGGCGCTGGGGCTACAAACATTACTGTATCTGATTTTGCTTCAGGTGTTGTTGATACAGATTTAACAAGTGTATCTACTTTAGATGATACTTTAGCCACAGCAAAAGCAATTAAAAGTTATGTTGATAGTCAAGTATCAAACGTTGGTGATGGATATACAGGATCAGCAGGCGCTACAGGATATACAGGCTCTAAAGGCGATCAAGGAAATATTGGGTATACAGGATCAGCTTCGACGGTTGTTGGTTATACAGGTTCAGCTGGAGTAGGTTACACAGGTTCAGCGGGAGTTGGTTACACAGGATCAGCAGGCGTTGGTTATACAGGTTCAGCAGGTTCAACAGGATTTACCGGCTCACAAGGTACTGTAGGATTTACAGGATCAGGAGCGGATAGTCCTTTAGTTTTTACAACGTCAGGAAATTATAGAACACTTACAGGTTACACTGAAAGTGGAACAACATCTACAGTAAGAACAGCAGAATTTGTTTCTAATGCTTTACGATTAACTTTAGCAACATTTACTCCTACATTAGCGGCAGCAGGAACGCCAAGTGCTTCTCCAAATTGGGACGTAGCAGCAACAGGATTTACAGTTACAGTAACAAATCCTGATGATGTAACAAGTAATTATATTAGTTCTGTTTATTCAATAACAGGAACAACGGGCAGTGTAACAGGAACATTAGGTTCATATACAGCAGGAGCTAAAAGTAATACGCCGGCAGCTACTGTGGATTGGACACAATCTTTTACTACAAATGGTTCATCATTTATTAGACCAGTTTCATCTACAATCACTGGAGGTTCAGCAGCAGCTACAGTTATATTTAATCAAAATCCTGGTTCAGAATCAGAATACACAACAAGTAATGCTAGTTTCACTATCACTTGGGCAACACCTACAATGAGTTTATCTAAATCTGATAAAAGTGGTTCAACATTTTTAAAAACTTATACAACTACAACTTATACAGCTTCTGTAACAGGTATTACAACTGCTGCTAATTATGTTCATAGTATTACAGCATCAGGTGGTACTGTAAGTAGTGCTACAGGAAGTGGAACATTTACATTTACAACACCTATACATAAAGATAATACAGGTACTACAAGAACGGTTAGTAATACAACAACATTTACAAGACCTATTGCAGTAACAGGTACTTCTTATACAGCAACATCAAGTTCTACAACATCTAGTATTGCTGCTACTTTTACATATCCATCTTTTTGGTTATTTACGGCAAGTACAGGAACATTACCAACAAGAGCAGATATAATTGATGACGCAACAGCAACAGGTTTTGAATCAACTTTAACACAATTAGCAGATCAAACTAAAACCTTAACTGTACAAGCCATAAATAATAGTGATGCTAACCCTAGAGCGTTTTGGTTTGCTGTTAAATCTTCAGCTTCGCAACCAACAACGTTTAAAACAGGAGCTAGTTCAACATTATTAAGTGATGTGGCTTACACAGATGCAGGAACAGTTTCATTGGAACCAGATTCTCCTCCAGCAGGTTACAGTTCTGTTAATTATAATCTTTATGGTATAACTTTACAACCAGGAACAACTTACGTACAAATAGGATAATATGGCATCTAATTATAGTGGTTTAACTCGAAATATTTGGCCAGGTACCTGGAGTACCAACACTAATGCACCTATTGTATTAGATACAGAAATTCGTGGAGCTTTACAAAGTATAACTGGAAGTTCCGGAGATAAATTAACAGATATTCCTGGAGCTAGAATACAAGAAGGTATGTTAGTATATCTTAAAACAGGATATACAGCAGGAGCTACAACAAGAAATTCTGATTCTTATTACACTTACAAATTATTAGGAGGTGAATCACGTAGTGCTATAACAGGTGCTATGCCTAATGCTGAGGCGAACTGGACAGAATTTACAGTTGGTGGTGGAGGAGGTTATACAGGTTCAAAAGGAGATTTAGGATATACAGGTAGTTTAGGATATACAGGTAGTTTAGGATATACAGGATCAGCTGGAGTTGGTTATACAGGTTCTACAGGATTTACTGGATCGGCTGGAGTTAATGGATACTCAGGTTCAAAAGGTGA